TTAGTCACAGAATCTTTCTTAAATAATCCACCAAAGGAAAAAGAACCATGTCCGGAAGAGGAATCAAAATCGCCATCCAAATCACGAAAACGATCATCCCGATCATCCTCGAAGCCCTCCAAAAAGTCGAGCAAGCCAAAAGCCCCCAAAGCGAAGGCGGCTCCAAAATCACGAAAGAAGAAAGACAGCAAATAGCAATTGATATCAGTCTTTCAGCCGTGCCGGAATTGCATGATGCTCTTTTGAAAGTGATCAGAAAGGAAATCTGAACCAATGGAAGATTCTGTTTTAATGGAATTATTGACGGGGCCATTTTCGGCCCTTGTTTTAGCAATCACTCTTTTAATGGGTTTGTATAAACTCGCAGCAAAATATCTACCAAAGATAATCCAACGACATGTTCAAATGATTGATGAACTGCAAGACAGCCAAAAAGAAATTGTTAATAAATTAGTTCAACTTTCAACAACCATGACAGAACAACATGCTTCACAAACTGAATCAATGAGGAAAGCAATTGCTGGGGTTCATATCAGATTGAACCACCAGCAGGATGATTTGAAAGAAGTGAAATTCAAACTTGGTCTTCCAATAAGGGCAGATGAAGAGCAGGAATGAAAATCGTATATTTGGTTTTAGACAATCATTTTTGTATTGCTGTTTTTGGAAGTCGTCAAAGGGCTGAAGCATACGTTCAGCAATTTGAAGAGAAATATGATCTCAAACTTGAAATCAAACAGGAGCCAATCAGATTTTAATCTATTTAAAGATTAAACATCCATTGTCTCTAATAGATAATGAAGATTGAAATCAAGTGTTTTGCTGTTGGCTGTTCCACCAAACCCACTTGTCTTTTGGCCAGCAATTAATCCAAAATATAAATTCCCTGCACCGGCACGTCGATCATCTTTTAAGACATTTTCCAGCAAATCATTAACATAAACAGAGCCACCTTTTTTGATACCATAAATAATATCTCCACCGGTGAATCCATATTTATCACTTGCTTCTTTTGCATTCAAACCACTTGCACTAAGTTGAATTGAAACAACAGTATCACCATTCGAATAATCATAACCATTATCTCCGGCTGAAGTGAATGTTGATAAACTTAAACTTGAAGTGTTTCCAGATTTTCCGATTCCTGATAAAGGTCTAACCGCTGTATCTCCAGCCGTGCTTGTGCATGTCAAACCCCCAAATAATCCGGTCGTTGCACTTCCAATCGTTGTGTTATTGGTTATTGCTAAACCAAAATTAAAGAATCCATTCGCATCAGTTATCAAAGCATCACCAGGAGCAATTGAAAACTCCAACAAAATGCTGAGTGAAGTCGCCTTTTTCTCTGCTAATGATGCCAAACTTAAACCGGTATCAAAATAAATAAAACTTGTAACTGATGGCATCAAATAGTTTGAATCAGCAGCATTATCAATTGTTATTCTTTGGGTGAATCCATTGGATCCTGCTCCATGGGTTAATGAATAACCACCGGCAACAGTTGCCATATCTGAAACTGATAATTCTTTCCAAGCAGCAGCAGCAGCCGGAGCAGCATCGGGAACGGTTCCACCAGTATCAGGATTAAATACATTTCCAAAACCCATGATTTCTCCTACTCGTGATATGTGAGAATTACAGAATCAATCGATACTGTTCCTGCATCTGTTTTAAAGAAAACAAATATGGTTGAAGAATCAAAGATATAATCAACATCGATTTTATAAATTGCAGATCCATCAGTTGCAGTTGTAACACCGGTTTCAATCGTGGATTCCGTTCCGGTTATAATTGCTTCATCCCCACCGGAATCACCTGTTATTTTCATCGTCAATTTTGTTGGTGATGAATTCAAACTTGACATTTGCACGAACAATCCTGAAAGATGGAAATTCAGTGGAAAGCCTGAAGGCATATCCAAAGCCAAAGTAGCTTTCTTTGCTGTTGCATATGATGTTCCAACACTGGTTTTTTGTGTTGTATCGCTTGAACTTTTAATCAAGCTAACTGTCTTAACTGCCATTGATTAACTCCAAAAAGAAAAGAGGTGGGGACAGAATGCCCCCACCAAGGACAAAACAAGAAGCAGCCCAAAGACTGCTATCTGTTTATAACATATTAAAAAGGTAATATTGGAAGCTCTTCATCTGGCCAGATTGTTTTTCTGGGATATCCGCAAACTTCATAAGCCAAATCTATTGAAGGCATTCCTGGCCTTTCATTCACCCGTTCGACCATTTGAGAAACCAAATCAATAAATTCTTTCGCTGTTTTGGTTTCCAGTTCTTTCAAATTTCCAAGTGCCACCATAATGCAATAATGGCAGAAACCCTCAAGTGCCAATTGTTCAAACGCGTGCTTTTCTTCTTCATTCATTTCATTGTCCTTGATATGGGAAGAACCCAGTTTTAGCTTTTCGTTGTCGTCTTACTTTTGTTGCTGCAATGGACTTTTTCAATTCACCAATAAAGTATGTCCAATATTCTTCCGGATGTGGCATTTGTTCCATGCGGTTTGCTTTCCTTCCAAAGTAAGTGATGATTCCACTTCCTTCTGAATCTTGATAATCTTCTTTGATTTTGAAAATACATTCACCGTTGAATATTCTTTCATAGATTTCAAACATATCCACCCGTGAATGATTGTTTGTTCTGAGCATGGCATTCAGCCAAATTGAAATCGTTTGTTCGTCTTCTCTTGTTTTAAATTGCATATTATTTATCCTTCCCGTTTCTTTGTGTTCAGTTCGCGAAGCAGATAATTGATTCTGCTGTGTTGCCTATCATCCAAACTTTCATGCCTTTCACTTTTGAATTTCAAAATTTCAATATATAGATCCGGTTCAGCTAAATTATGAATCAAGTCTTCTGGATCAAAATTCATAACCATTCTGTGATACATTTCTAATTGTGTCTCCTGGTTTTGTTTTTTGAAATTCTTTGGGGTGATCTTCTCTTGTTCTTTGTTGATGTATTCTTTTCCAGTGTGAACCTTTGTATATGGAACATCAACTTTCAATAGTATCCAACTTGGGCAAACATAATTTTCTATTGGCAATTCGGGATTGTCATAATTTTCAATCACTTCTGGAATCAAATCTGCTAGATCTAATTTTTCATTTACATAATCTGGAAAATCAAGATTAAAAAAATCATGCAAATCGTCTTCTAAATCCATCTCAAATCGTGGCGGTAAAGATGAACCATGTTTATCAATGAAGAAATCAAAATCCACTTGGATTATAAATTTGTGTTTTGATTGATGAATCATTGTCTTGTCCTAATTTGTGAAAGCATAGTAAAATGCAACATTGCCACGAATGACGGGTTTTGAACAAACATGGTTTTCAAATTGATATCTTGCTGAACCATATCCACTTGTCCGGATTAATTTTGTGGTTCCTTCTGAATCTCTTTCCCAGATGCGAACAGATAAACCTTCAAGTGGAGTTGCTGTCCATTTCAAAACGCGTTCTTTGGCTTCTTCCAAACTGTTGAATTCAAATCCGCTTGAATAATCATTTACGAATCCACGCCTTTTGTCTTTCTTGACTATCATGACTCTATATTTATTCATTTGATTGCCTTCATTGATTTAAAGTTTCTGCACATGATTTCAAAGTTATCTTTCCTTTGTGGATAATGTGAAGCCCAAACTGAACCGGTGCTGGTAACTCCTACCCACCTGCTAGGGTGTGAACACCAAGCGAGTTTGATCCATTGGCCCACTTGCAATTTCAAAGTGCCATTTTGAAGAAGGGTTAATTTCTCATTGTCGATATGAACGATTGATTGATATTTCATTGTTTTGTCCTTTGCTGAGTGCCCCCATTGCTGGGGGCGTTGATTGGTTATTTGATTGAGTAGATTTCTGTTATTGATCCGTCTTCAGATGTGACTTCAAAGACAATATGTGCTTGTCCGTTTTCCGGCTTTGTTGTTGTCCAGTCTAGCGACATGTAACGATTCGTATTCCAGAGATCGCATTGGTTCTGGCTGGCAGCTTCAAGTGGGCTTTTAAGCAATTCTTTCAATTCAACAATATTTTCAGCAGTCAGATTATTAAAGTTATTAAAGATTGCTTTTACTTTTTTGTGGTGCTCGGTGACCTCTTGAAGGTCAAAGCCAGCTAACTTTGCGTTGAGTTCAGTTGCTTGGGCTTTCCATTGATTCATTTGTTGATTGATTATTGAGTTGGTCATTGTTTTGTCCTTTGAAAGGCTAGAAGTTTATCTTCTAACTATATATATTATAGCATGCACACAGTAGAAAGCAAGCCTGGAATGAAGTGACAATCATTTTTTATTGTCCCAAATTTAATGCTAATAAATTACTGATTTTAAAGTGTGCACATGTTATGCTTGGTATACAGCTATACTGCTGTATTTTAAACAAGGACAAAAACATGAAACCAACTAAAGACGATATTCAAGATTGTGCAGCGTTCACTGCTTGCATTTCAGTTTTCTTATTCTTCTTCTTTCTGGTGTGATCCCATGAATGAAGCAAATACAATAAATGAACTGGTCAAATATTTGATTGAAAGGCGTGAAGAAGCTTTTGCAAAATATCAAGCAACATATGGACACTATGGGATCTTGGATATTGAACAAACTGCTTTTCATGAAGCCTTCAATGCAGCAATTGATTTGATGATTGAAAAAGGACAAATCCAACATCAAATGACTCTGAAGACAGCAACAAAATTAATCGAATACTCAATAGAAAATAACGGACATTCCCAAAGGTGAAACCATGGCAAAGAAGATAAAACAAGAAGACAACATGATTCAATCATTCATTAATGCACAATCACAATTTCATGTGGTCAAAGACAAGAAGAACCCCTTCCACAAATCAACATATGCAAGCCTTTCCAGCATATACAAATCCTGCAAACCTGCACTTCATGAAAACGGATTTGGAATTTTTCATTTTGTTCTTGAAACTGAACAAGGGCAAATTGTTAAAACCGTTCTCCACCATGTGAGCGGTGAAAAGATTGAAGTCGATATTCCAATGATGCTTGAAGGAGCAAATATGCAAAAGTTGGGATCCGCTATTACATATGCAAAGCGATATGGTCTGGTGGCGTTATTGGCTGTCGATGCTGATGATGATGATGATGGAAATGCAGCAAGTGGATTAACACAATCAAAATCAAAACCCAGAAGACAACAAAACAATTCCAGGTCACAGAAGCCAGATCCAGCACTTCAAGAAAGAGCAATCGAACTTGAAGAGATTGAAAAGGAATGGAATGAAGACAGAAAACGCTTTTGTGCATCCGTCAAAGATTTTGGTGGATACGATGAAGTTTCTGAATGGTCAATGAAGATTGGTCTTGGTTCTCCCAGAGAATGGAGATCTGAAAAGCGATTAAAATTCTTGAACTGGTTGAAAGATGGAATCATTTCTGTTGGACAATCAAAGAAAGTTGTTTGTGAAGCGGTTAAACAATGGGAACAAGACAAGAAAAATAATGCTCCCGTGGACTAAGATCAGCCTAACAGATATCCGTCAAGGTGCTCAGATTCTGGGCACCAAGACGGCCGTTTTCTATTTGTTGAAAATGTATGCTGGCAAATCAGAAGATCAAAAAGCATATCCAGCGCAACAAACTCTTGCTGACATTGCAGGAGTTTCAAAGGATTCAGTTTCCAAAGCCCTTAAACAACTGCAGGAGGCCGGTTGGATTAAGCGGGTTGGGTACACTGACAATATCAAGCGAACTGCAATATGGATTATCTGTGATGAATCTGAAAGGGTTTGTAAGATCTTACAAGGGGGGGTTGTAAAATCTTACAAGGGGGGTTTGCCAAATATTACAAACAAAAAAGAAAAAGAAGAAAGAAAGAAAAAGAATAATAAAAACAATAATAATAATTTTTCTAATTCTGAACCTGAAATCAGAATCAGAATCGTTCCCGAACTTTAAGGACAAAACACCATGGCAACAGAACAAGGAATCAAAGAAGCAATTCGACATATCGCAAACAACTGGAGGAGAAAAGACCAACTGTTTTATTCTCATAGCTTTCCAGTGTATCAGCAAGCCTTCAAAGACGTTGATGATGAAATACTTGAAGCAGCAATCATTAAATTTATTTCAACATACACCAACACCTTCAATCCACCGTTTGGAGTTATCAAAGAATTTGTAATGAAAGAAATCGGCATCAAGGAAAACAAAGAACGGACTTCAGCACTTGATTGTCCAGATTGTGACCGTGGCCAAAGATACACATCCGTTCTTTGGAAAACTTCAGCCGGAAGATATAAAATGAGACAGGAATTTGTTTGTTGCACTTGTGCAGCAGGAAAGCAAAGAAGACGAAACATTGGATCCAACCACGAAAAGAATCATGTGGTCTTCATAGATGATTGGATTGCTAATCTCAGAAATCCAAAGTGGGCTGATCGGATTTGTTATTATTGGGTCACTTCTGAAGACATGAAAGAACTTCCAGCAAGTGCTTTTGATTGTTCCAATCCCCAAATGAGAAAGCAAAGGGAACAAGATGCTGAAGCTCAAGGATGGAAAAGATTCAGACCAAAGATCGATCCAGTTCAAGTTGCATTGACTTCACGGTTAAAAGCTCTCAAACCACCAAATTGAAAAAGGGGATCAGTTTTCACCGATCCCCCAACTTCTCATTCACCCACGGAGAAAATTTTTCCCCGTGATTAATCTATACCTCAAAGGATAAGAACATGAAAGAAAAATATAAATCGATATTCATCGAACCAATTCAAACCGGCAAGACAGCCCACGGAACCAAATCAAAACGTGTCCATCTAATTATCAAAGAAGAAATGCTTTCTGAACTTGATAACATTGCTGAGATTGTGCAAGTGTCCAGAAACTCCGTGATAATCCACGCCATCAGAAAATTCATATTGGAAACCATTCCAGGTGGTAAAATCAAATGAATGAAGAAACAATTGGTGAATGGACAAAGATTGAAGACTTGAATCCATGGAAAGACAATCCACGAATAAACCAAAGCGCGATTGATGAAGTTGCCAAATCGATCAAGCGGTTTGGTTTTGCATCTCCGATAATTGCTCGTTCTGAAGATAAAATGATTATTGCAGGTCATACCAGATTTGAAGCAGCAAAGAAACTTGGACTTCAGAAAGTTCCAGTTCGGTTGATGAATCTGGATATTGGTGAAGCACAACTTCTAGCCCTTGCAGATAACAAGATTGGTGAAATTGCGGATTGGGATGAAGAGAAATTGAAAGCCATTCTTTCAGATCTTAAAGATGAAGATCTTGCTGGCCTTGGTTGGAGTGATGAAGAACTTTCAGATCTTATTGATTATGAACCCGGATCTGAACTGCACGGTGATCCGGATGAAGTTCCAGAAGTTCAAGAAGATGCAATCACTCAAGAAGGCGATCTTTGGATTCTGGGAAATCATCGTTTGCTTTGTGGAGACAGCACGAAAGAAGAAAATGTTGCTGTTTTAATGAATGGTGAAAAGGCTGATATGGTCTTCACGGATCCCCCTTATGGAATGGATTTGGATACAGACTATTCAAAAATGATAAACAAAAATGGGCAAGCAGGAAAAAAACATAAAAAAATTGTCGGTGATGAAAAACAATTTAATCCCAAATCTATTTTTATTTTTTTCAAAGAAGTTGAAGAAATAATTATGTTTGGAGCAGATTATTTTTGTGATTTAATCCCAAATCGAAAAGATGGTTCATGGCTTGTTTGGGATAAAAGGGTTGAAGAAAAATATGATAAAATATTTGGTTCATCTTTTGAATTAATATGGTCAAGAAAAAAAAGGAAAAGAGAAATATTAAGGCATGAATATTGTTCTTGGGGTTCAAGAATGGAAGGAAAGACAGAACAAGGAAAGCCCCACCCCACAATGAAACCAACAAAATTACTTGTTGACATTATATTAAAAACAAAATCAAGCAAAATTGTTGATCTCTTTGGTGGATCTGGTTCAACTCTGATTGCATGTGAACAGACAAACCGAAAATGTTTCATGATGGAACTGGATCCACATTATTGTGATGTGATTGTTCGAAGGTGGCAATTACTGACGGGAAAAGTTGCCGTGAATCAGAACGGTCAATCCTTCAATGATATATCTGATTTGCCATGGTGAACTTATGAGAAAGAAAAGGGCAATCAGAAAGAAGAGACACGGAAGACCAACAAAGTTGACGGCTGAAACTCAACGGAGAATTGTTGAAGCAATTCAGCTTGGCTGCACTTACAATATTGCTGCATCCTATGGCGGAATAAATGAGGGAACCTTTTACGGCTGGATGAATCGGGGCCGTGAAGCAAAGACTGGAATTTATAAAGAGTTTTTTCAAGCCGTAAAACATGCCGAGTCCATGAACGCGGTTCGAAATCTTGCAGCAATAGCCCAATCCGCAAAAGATGGAAACTGGACAGCGGCAGCATGGATTCTTGAAAGGCGGCACGGATACACGAAAGAACCGGATCGGCCTTTGGTGGATATCACTTTGGAAATGCAAAACACGGAAGTGTTATCTTTGGTTGAAGAGATACAACAAGCAAACCTGAAAGAACTGATCACGGGGCCAGTGATCGATTTGGATGAAGAATGAGAGACAAGAAAACAAGAGCAAACTACAGATCCAAGATTTCCAAGGATGAATTGATCATCCCCTGGAAAAAAGATCAACGACCAAAAACATTTGTGGAAGCACTTCAGATTTTAATGAACCACAAGAAATATCGACTTTCACCAAGACAACTTGCAATCAGTTCAGGAGTCACAAGATTAAGAGCTAAAGAATGGATCAGCGGTGAACGGGTTCCAAACGAACTTGAAATCCGTGATATTGTGAAAGCATTCTGTTTCAAGCGGTTTGGTCTTATTATCTCAATCCACAGAACACCACTTCAAAATGAACTGAATGAAATAATCAAGAACCAATGATTGGATTTTTAATAGAAGAATATCTTGAACAGCATCAAATAAATATCAAGGCATTTGCAAACCGTCTTGGATTTACAGAGCGTCAAGTTAGGAACTGGATCAACCGGAAGTCTATCCCAAGAAGATTTTCCGCTGAATGCTTGTTGATTCTGTTCTTGGCTTCTCAAAAGTTAGAGCGTGAATTGTATATTCGTTATTTCTGGGATATATGGAGATTGGAACAAAACATGAAATAATATGATAACAATTGGATCTCTATTTTCTGGTATCGGTGGATTTGAGCTTGGTCTTGAGAGAGCAATCCCCAACAGCAAAACAATTTGGCAAGTGGAAATTAATCCATATTGCCGTTCTGTTTTAAAGAAGCACTGGCCAGATGCAAAGATGTTTGAAGATGTTCGATCTGTTGGTGCTGATAATCTGGATACAGTTGATATTTTA